GTGTCCAAGAAGAAGCGCAACCGAAACACCGAACGCCACATCTCCATCGCCGTCAGCCCCTCGGCCGTCGAGATGGCCTACTCGTTTATCCACCACGTCATCGGCTCCCAAGGTCTCGACCCCGATGATTATTGGATTGTCGTCGGCCACGCCGTTGAGTTGCTGGCCCTGGTCGCGGTGGCCAAGCGGGATCCCCATGATGGGGTCAACACACTCTCCGTCCTTCAGGGCCTTTTGGAGATGCGATTTACGCATCTTTCCGGCCCCGATGGTGCCGCGACCGTCGCCGCTACAAGGTTCCCGACCCCGCAGGGGTCGGCGTGACCCTGTGATGAAAGAAAGAAGTAGCCCCCGCCGTCCTGGCGTCAACCCGTCGGCCACCCACGCTCCCTTTGGTGTGCGTGGGTCCCTGTGCCGAGGGTTGACCCTGCGGACCTATGGGGGGCTGGACTGTCTGCAAGAAGTCGAAGGAGGGGTGTGGTCAAGGCACCCCTCTTCCGACTTCGAAGGAAGAAGAATGGAGCCGAATATGAAATCCCTGATTTTCATGGATGTGGAGGCTGCGAGCTTTTCCGGTTTTCCCATCGAGGTCGGCTGGGCCGAGGTCCGACTGCCGGGCCTGGCCATCGGGCTGGAGACCCACCTGATCCGCCACGATCCCTGGCTGATCGGATGCCAGGATGAGTGGTCCATGGATGCTCAGCGGGTCCATGGCATCTCCCAGGAGATGCTGATCCGCGACGGCGAGCCGGTCGATGCCGTGGTCGCCCGCCTGGCGGAGGCCTTCGGGGCCGGTACGGTCTATTCCGACGCGCCCCAGAACGATTTCGACTGGATTTTGCGCCTACACGATGCCGCCGGCGTCTGGCCGGGTTTCCGGATCAGGGGCGTTAATGAAGCCTTCGTGGGCAACGACGCCGACCGCTTCGCAGCCGAATGGAAGGCCTTCAAGGCTGTCCCGGCACCCCACCGCGCCGCCCTCGATGCTTATCGCTGGGCCCTCCTCTGGACCGCCACCGCCCGGCCCCACGATCCCGAGTGGCGGAGGCGATGGGGCCTATAGACGCCAAATAACTACCATTCGCATCGGGTCCGGCTGTTTCCGGTTCCGGACGGAGGGAGGTACGTCCCGGCACCCGGCGGTCGGAGAAAACGCCGAAAAAACCGTCTTCCGGCATGATCTCCACATGCGAGACCGGCACGACAAACACTCCCCCAAAAGAAGGCGCCTCGTATTTTCGGCCCGATCCAGCAACGAAAGCCGCGACCATGGAGGGGCCTACCCGCCCATCTGGCGACGGTATCAAATTGGTGTTTTTTGCATGTTTTCGAATGGCTAGCAAAACCGCATGCCAGACCCACAGGAATACGCTTTTTGTTCTTGACATGGTGCGATGGGAGGGCTGATCTTTGGTTCGCGCTTCTTCTTTTTCTTTATGTTGGAGAAGCCCCCGATGACCTCCCCTCCCCCAGACATCAAGAAGCAACCGGCCCCGACGGACGGCAAGAGCGTGCCATCCGGTAAGCAGGATGGCGCCCTGCCGGATTTGCGCGATCTGATTGCGCTGCTTGCCCGGCAGACGGCGCGAGGCGACAAAAACCAGCGTGGGTTTGCCGCGGCCTGGGTCGTTATGTTGACCGTGGTTGTCAGTCTGGTCGCAATACTGATAACCGTTTTCATTCGCCATGAATGACGGAGGAAAGAAATGCATCCTCGGACGAAAGGGCCGGTGCGGGCGGTTATCTACGCCCGGTATAGTTCCGACCTACAAAGATCAGCTTCGATCGACGACCAGACGCGTCTTTGTCGCCAGTACATCGAGAGGCAGGGCTGGCAACTGACCCAGGTCTATGCCGACCCGGAGATGACCGGGCGGACCGCGCATCGGCCGGAATATCAGAGGCTTTTGCGGGATGGGGAAGAGAGGCGCTTCGACATCGTCGTCACCGAGGCCGTTGACCGCCTGAGCCGGCGCTTGGCGGATCTGGCCGACATGTACGACAACCTGCGCATCTCCGGGATCAAGATGGTCACGCCGGAGTTGGGCGAGTTGTCGGAGGTTCATATCGCGATCCTGGGCCTCGTCGCCCAGCTTTATTCCAGCCAGCTGGCCGAGAAGACCAGACGGGGCCAGGTCGGCCGGGCCGAAAAGGGCTTTATCCCCGGTGGTCTTGCGTATGGATACCGGGCCCTGCCGCCCAAAAAGGAGGGCAAGAAGATGGTGGCCGGGGAACGCGAGATTATCCCCGAGCAGGCGGAAATCGTGGCCCGGATTTTCCGGGAATACGCCGACGGCAAGAGCCCGGAAGCGATTGCGCGGGACCTCAATCGTGAGGGCATCCCGGGTCCCAGGGGCGGATCCTGGTACAACACGACCCTCCGCGGCCAGGGCCGGCGAACCGCCGGGATGCTGCGCAATCCGATCTACGTCGGGCGAGCGGAGTACGGGCGCGCCAGCTATGTAACGCACCCCAAGTCTGGCAAGCGGAAGGCCAGGCTGAATGACGGAGATGACGTCGTCGCCATTGACGCGCCGCACCTTCGGATCGTCGATGAAATTCTGTGGGCCCGGGTGCAGCGGCGGCTCCAGGAGGTCAATGCCAAGGCGACTGACACGCGAAGGGCCGTGGCCTCGGATCGCCCCGGAACCGACATCGATTTGAACGCCACGCACCGGCCGCAATATCTTCTGTCTGGGCTGATGCGGTGTTCCGTCTGTGGCGCGAAATACACGATGATCGGCAAGGACCGGTACGGCTGCGCAAACCGGGGGCGGGGGACCGGCATGTGCACCAACAGCAAGACCATCATCCGCCAGACGGTCGAGGATCGGGTGCTGGCGGCCTTGCAAAGCCGCCTCCTGACGCCGGAGAACGTCGACCACTTCGTCAAGACGGTGACCAAGGAGACCGAGAAGCGTCGGGACGCGGCGGCGAAGGACGAAAGGAGCCTCCGGAAGGCGCTTGCGGCCGCCAAGCAGGCGATCGACCATATCATGGTGGAAATCGAGCAGGGACGCTCCTCTCTGGCGCTGTACGAAAGGCTGGCCTCGCGGGAAGCGGAGAAGGCCGGGATCGAAGGGCAGCTGGCCGACCTGGAGGCCAGGCCGCTGGAGATCGCCCTGCCGGAGAACCTGCCCGAGATTTTCGCCGGCAAGGTTGGCAACCTGGCCGAGGCCCTGAACGATCCCCAGGAGAAGGATGCGGCGATGACGATCCTGCGGGAATTGATCGACAAGGTGGTGATGATCCCGGACCCGGAAGCGCCGAACGGCATGGCGCTGGAGGTGCATGGGGCCCTGGCGGAGATGCTGGCGCTGGGCGAAGAAATGGGCCGAAAAGGCCGACGGCCCGCTGGTTTGGCGGGCCGTCAAGCTTCGGTGGTTGCGGGGGCAGGATTTGAACCTGCGGCCTTCAGGTTATGAGCCATGTGGCGCCCCATATCTAGGGCCTTGATCCGTTGACATAATTTTCCGCACCCTCCTGTACCCCCTGCATTTCCGCGCTTTTCTGTTGATGCCCTCTGTATATCGACGCAATGTCACGTCAAACGGCACCATACGGTGCGTTGACACAGTGTTGACAGGAAAAGCGCCATGTCGGAACGCATCACCGATGCCCTCGCCAAGCGGGCCAGTGCGGGCGACCGCCCCCAGGTCTTCTTCTGGGACGCCGACGTCAAGGGATTCGGCCTGCGCGTCACCAATCGCGGCGCCAAGTCCTTCATCCTGGATTACCGCGTCGGCGGCCGCCAGCGGCGCATCACCATCGGCAGCTATCCCGACTGGTCGGTGGCTGCCGCCCGCACCGAGGCCGGCAATCTGAAGCGGGACGTGGACCTCGGCAATGACCCCATGGGCGAGCGCCATGCCGAGCGGTCGGCCCCCACCATGCGCGACCTGTGGGACCGCTACAAGCGCGACCACCTGCCACGCAAGGCGGCCCGCTCCCAGGCCGACGAGACCATGATGTGGGAAAAGCTGGTGCTGCCCACCCTGGGCAAGCACAAGGTGGCCGACGTCACCCACACCGACATCGAGTCCCTGCACCGCGACATCACGGTGAGCCGCGGCACGCCGGTGCGGGCCAACCGGGTGATCGAGGTGGTGCGCCGCGCCTTCAATCTGGCGATGCGCTGGGAATGGGTGGAGAAGAATCCAGCCTCGGGCCAGCAGCGCAACCCGGAGGAGAAGCGGCAGCGGTATCTGTCGCCCGAGGAACTCTCCCGCCTGTCTGCGGCGCTGGCCGCCCACCACGAGCCGGTTTCGGCCGATGCCATCCGCATGCTGATGCTGACCGGCGCCCGCAAGAGCGAGGTGCTGGGGGCCACCTGGGAGATGTTCGACCTGAACGCGGGGGTGTGGACCAAGCCCAGCGCCCACACCAAGCAGCGGAAGGAACACCGGGTGCCGGTCTCGGCCAACACCCTGACTCTGCTGAAACGAATCAGGGAAGCCGCCACGGGACCATACGTCTTCCCCGGCAAGGGTGGCGACCAGCCGCTCACCGACGTCAAACGCTCCTGGGCGGCGGTGTGCAAGGCGGCGGACATTACCGGCGCCCGCATCCACGACCTGCGGCATTCCTTCGCCTCGCTCCTGGTCAGCGGCGGCGCGTCGCTGCCGATCATCGGCGCCATGCTGGGCCACACCCAGGTGCAGACCACCCAGCGTTACGCCCATCTCTACGACGAGCCGCTCCGCGCCGCCGCCGACCATGTGGGCAAGGCCATCGACATGGCGGGGAAGAAATAGGACACTCGCCAAGGAACAAACGGAGAAACGATCCATGGCCAGCCGCGTCCTGCCCCTCCGATGGCGGACCTTGCAGGAACTCGCAGATGTCTTGCTGGCCAGCACAACAACACAGGACGGGCATACCCTTGCCGAGGCGATGGAGCGGATACGGCGCAACCGCGACCAGGAAACCGAATTGTTCACCGCCATCACGGACGGTTCGGCGGCGGATCGACAAAACTTCGACCGCATCATGGCGGAGTTTGATCGCCTGCTGTCCTCGGCCATGGATAGCGTTCGGCGGGCAATGAAGAAGGATGCGGAAGCGGGCCGGTGGACCGCATTCGGCCGCCGCCATCCCGATGCACCCGAGGAAGCGATCCCGCCATATTACTGGCCCTTCCTCGACATCGATATCGAGGAGGACTGCGCCAAGGGCCACGATTTGCTGTTCCGGGGTATTCGCTGCCTGCTGGCGGAGGACATTCCGGCGGGCCATCCGATCCTGGAGCAGATCCACCGACAAGCCCCCGACACGCCCCCCGCTTCGGCCGAGGAAGGCCACCCCGTCGAGGACGTCTCCGCGCCCCAGCCTCCGGCCCCCCTGTACAGCGGCACCCAGGGGCGCCCGTCCTCGGTGGAAACGCTGATCATGCCGGAACTGCGCCGCCGGGCCGCCGCCGGCATCATGGAACCCAGCCTTGCCAAGGAATGCCAGTATCTCTCGCAGTGGCTGCACGCCTCCCACCCCACCGCCCACCAGATCAAACCGGCCTCGCTGGAGAACAGCCTTCGACAGCTTTACCGCGAACTGAAGAGTACGCCCACGAAACACTGAGGGACCATGAAACACCCCATGAAATTATGATTTCGTGGGTATTTTAATGCCGATTATTCATGCCCCCGTCCCTCGATATCTGGAGTGCCGACGCGGCCTTGCGCCGCTTGGCATGAAAGGTATCGACCATGACGGAGACCTCCCCCACCCCGGCGGAAACCGACCTCTTCAGCGGCTACGTTGACGAGCTCGAATACTGCCGCCAACGCGGCATCTCGCTGCGCACCGCCCAACGCGATCGCCAGCTTCGCCAGTCCCCGCCCTACACGCTGATCGGCCAACGCGTGTTGTACCGCGTCGAGGCGGTGCGCGCCTGGCTGCTGGATCGCGAGCGCCAGGTCGAGCGCAAGGCGTCGGCGCCCCGTGCCGGAGGGCGCAAGTAATGACCGCGCCCGAAACCGACGCCCTGGCCGACGATCTGCTGATCGGCGCGGCCGAGATCGCCCGCCACATCTTCGGCTCGGACGAGGATCGCTTCACCCGTCGCGTGTACTACCTCGCGACCCGCTGCAAGTGCCGCCTGCCCAGTTTCCGCCTCGGCTTCCAGCTTGCCGCCCGCAAATCCACCCTACGCCAGTGGATCGCCAACCAGGAGGTGGTGTGATGCCCCATCGCGACTCCCGCCTCACCCCCGACGACCATGTCGCCATTGGCGCCAGCATCAAGGTGGCCATGGACGAAATCCATATCGTGGCCCGTATTGCCCCCCTGGCCAGCACCGTTCAGCAGGACGCGGTTGCTGCCATGGCCAGTCTGGAGCGCCTGCGCATCACCCTGGACAACCTGCTGTTCCAGCACATCCATGACGACATGGACCCGCGCCAGATCCGGGACATGGTCTATTGCCACGAGGCCCGTCTGTACCGCCTCTGTGACGGCAGTGCGGAAAACAAGCGAGATGTTTTTGCCCATTGGGAATTGGAGGGTTGACCATGGAGACCGCCCTCCCCTCCACCACCCTGGTCGAACTGCGCCGCACCCTGCGGCGCAACGGCTACCTGCCGGTGCCGATTTCCGGCCCCCACCTGCCCATCAAGGCCGCCGGCAAGCGGCCCCTGATGCGCGGCTGGGAGACTGCCTGCGCCGTGGCCGACGACGCCGAGATCGAACGCTGGGCCAAGAAGCAGCCCGAATGCACCAACACCGGCCTGCTGTGCGGCACCGTCGTCGGCATCGACATCGACGTGCCGCTGGACGAACCGGCGGCCGAGATCGAGCGCCTCGCCCGCGACCTGCTGGGCGACACGCCACTGAAGCGCATCGGCCGCGCGCCCAAGCTGTTGCTGGTGGCGCGGGCGGACACGCCCTTCGACAAGATCCAGACGCCGGAACTGGTACTGCCCGATGGCACCGTGGTCCGTGTCGAGATCCTGGCCACCGGCCAGCAGTTCGTCGGCTTCGGCATCCACCCCGACACCAAGGGCGAATACCTCTGGCCCGACCGCTCGCCGCTGGAGGTGCCCGCCGCCGATCTGCCGGTGGTGACTGCCGAACAGTGCGCCACCTTCGTCACCCAGGCGGAAACCCTCCTGCGCGGTGTCGGCGGCCAGACGCGGGCCGAGATCAAGGGGGCCGAGCGGGCGGGCCGCAAGGCGGCGGGACTCTCCTCCAACTCCCAGGATATGCCCGACCGCGACCTGATCGCCTCGGCCCTCGATCATATCCCCAACGACGACCTACCCTACGACGAATGGATCAAGGTCGGCTTCGCCCTTTATGCCGGTCTCGGCCCCGATGGATGCGGCCTGTGGGAGGCTTGGTCGGCGCAATCCTCCAAGAACGATCCGGGTGCGACCATCAGCAAGTGGCCCAGCTTCGCGTCGGGCCGCAGCATTTCCGTCCGCACCCTGTTCTGGGAGGCCAAGAAGAACGGCTGGGAACGCCCCAAGCCCGCCAGGAAGCGTGCCGACCGCCCCAGCCCCGCCGAAGGCATGAACGCATCTTCGGGTCGCCCCACCATCCGCATCACGGCCGGCGATCTGCCCCGCATCGTCGGCGAAGGCGAACGGGCCATGATCTCCGCCAACCTCCCCTTCTACCAGCGCGGCAGCATGGTGGTGCGCCCGACGGCCACCACCATCCGCATCACCGGGGGACGCAAGCTCACGGCCCCCCGCCTGATCACCGTCACCCGCCACCACATCGCCGAGGCCATGACCTTCGCCGCCCATTGGGAACGCTTCGACGCCCGCGCCGAGGACTGGGTGGCCACCGACTGCCCCCTGCGCATCGCCGACACTTATCTGGCCCGAGACGGCTTGTGGCACCTGCCGGTGCTGACCGGCATCATCAATTGTCCCACCCTGCGCCCCGACGGAACCCTACTCGACCAGCCCGGCTACGATGCCGCCACCGGCCTGCTGTACGATCCGCAAGGCGCGACCTTTCCGCAGGTCCCCACCGGGACCGACCGCCATCAGGCCATGGCGGCGCTGGGCTATCTGAAGCATCTGATCGCCACCTTCCCCTTCGTCTCCGACGCCGACCGCTCGGTGGCCCTGTCGGCCATGCTCACCGCCGCCATCCGCCGTTCCCTGGCCTCGGCCCCGCTGCACGGCTTCAACGCCCCCACCGCCGGATCGGGCAAATCGCTGCTGGTGGACATCGCCAGCATGATCGTCTCGGGCCGCCCGGCCTCGGTGATCGCCCAGGGCAAGACCGAGGAGGAAATGGAAAAGCGCCTAGGCGCCGCCCTGATCGCGGGTGATCCGCTGATCTCCATCGACAACTGCGAGACCGGCCTGGGCGGCGAACTGCTCTGCCAAGTGCTGACCCAGCCCATGCTCAAGGTCCGCCTGCTGGGCAAGTCCATCAACGTCGAGGTGCCCAGCACGGCGGCCCTGTTCGCCACCGGCAACAACCTGACCATGGTTGGCGACATGACCCGCCGGGCGCTCCGCTGCACCCTGGATGCCGGGGTCGAGCGCCCGGAACTGCGCAAGTTCGATCACGATCCCCTGGCCCTGATCGCAGCCAACCGGGGCGACTATCTGGCGGCGGCGCTGACCATCCTGCTCGCCTTCCACAACGTCGGCCGACCCCGGCAGACCACGCTCCTCGGCTCCTTCGCCGAATGGTCGGGCTGGGTGCGCGACGCAGTGATCTGGCTGGGCGAGGCCGATCCGTGCGCCACCATGGAACAGGTGCGCGGCGCCGATCCCAAGCTGGAGGCCCTGACCGCCGTGGTCGAGCAGTGGCACGCCCATGTCGGCTCCCGCCGCGTCTCGGTCAAGGAGGTGATCGACATCGCCACCGACCAGCACACCGCCCTGTACGGTCGCGGCGAATTCATGCGACCCGACTTCCGCGAGGCGCTGCTGACCGTGGCCGGCGATGGCGGCGCCGTCAGCGGCAAGCGCCTGGGCAAGTGGCTGTCGGCCAATCAGGGCCGTGTCGTCAACGGCATGCGCATCCTCGCCGACGGACAACACGCCGGCATCATCCGGTGGCGTTTGTGGGAGCCGCAGACGAAAGCGGCGGAAAACAGCCACTTCGCACCGGACCACGCCCCAGCGGCCTGAGTCTTGTTGGTGGGTTTGATCGGTTTGGTGGGTGTCTGCCAATACCCCGCAGGAAAGTGCCAGAACGCTTTCATTCCCTTGAGAGAAGGGAAAATAAATTCAGAAGGAATGAAATATGAATCTGACACTTTATAGGAAATGGCTGGCAGGAACCCACCAAACCACTCAAACCCACCAAGGGCGTCTTTGGAACCATTACCAATCGCTCCCAATGAACTGCCCACGCAACCCTGGTAGACTGCTCCCTGGTCACGAGAGGCACAGCCTCCCAGAGCCTGGAAGGCGCGGTTCCTCCTGGGCCTTTCCCTATGCGGGGAGCCTCAGCGCACGACCTTGCCAGCCTGGGGCCGTACCATGACTAAACTCAACGAGAGCAAGACCGAGTTCGCCGCCCGCGTCGGCCTGACCAAGGGCCGCATCTCGCAATTGGTCGGCCAGGGACTGCCGGTCGAACCCGACGGCACCATCGCGGTGGCGGAGGGGCTGGCCTGGATGGAAAGCAACCTTGATCCCGCCCGGCGCAACAAGGGCGGCACCCCGGCAACCGCCGCCAGCGGCACCCTGTCGCTGGCCGAGGCCCGGCGGATGTACATGGTGGTGCAGGTGCAACGCGCCCGCCTCGCCTACGACAAGGAACGCGGCCAGGTGATCGACGCCAAGGAAGCGGCGGCGGCGGTGTTCTCCCGCGCCAAGGCGGAACGCGATTCCCACATGGCCTGGGTCAGCCGCACCGCGCCGCTGCTGGCCGCTGAAACCGGCGCAGATCCGCAGGCCACCTTCGCGGCGCTCGACCGCTTCATGCGCGAGCATCTGGAGCACCTGTCCGACACCCCGGTGTGGAGCCTGCGCGATGCAGGGTGACAGCGCCCAGGTGGTGGTGGATCGGGCGTGGCGTCGAGGCATCCGGCCCGAGCCGCCGATCCCGGTGTCCGAATGGGCCGACCGCCACCGGGTGCTGCCGCCGACCTCGGCCGAGCCGGGCCGTTGGCGCACCAGCCGCACGCCCTATCTCAAGGACGTGATGGATGCGCTCTCCACCGCCAGCCCCTTCGAGCGGGTGGTGCTGATGAAGGGTGCCCAGACCGGCGGCACCGAGGCCGGCCTCAACTGGCTGGGCTACATCATCCACAACGCCCCCGGCATCACCATGCTGGTGCAGCCGTCCCTCGACATGGTCCGCCGCAACACCACCGTGCGCATCGATCCGCTGATCGAGACCACCCCGACCCTGCGCGAGCTGGTGTCGCCCGCCCGCTCGCGCGACGCCGGCAACAGCCTGTTCCGCAAGTCCTTCCCCGGCGGCCAACTGGTAATGACCGGGGCCAATTCCGCCGCCGGCCTGCGCTCCACCCCGGTGCGCTATCTGTTCCTCGACGAGGTGGACGGCTATCCCGGCGATGCCGATGGCGAGGGCGATCCGGTCGATCTCGCCATCCAGCGCACCGCCACCTTCCGGGGCCGGCGCCGAATCTATATGGTGTCGACGCCGACGCTGAAGGGCCATTCCCGCATCGAGGCCGCGTTCCTCGATTCGGACCAACGGTATTTCCATGTCCCCTGCCTGCATTGCGGCGAGATGGCCGCGATCACCTGGGCGCGCATCCGCTGGCCCGAAGGGCGCCGCGATCAGGCGTTCCTTGTCTGCGAATCATGCGGCGGCATCCACCACGAGCACGACAAGCCCGCCTTGCTGGCGGCGGGAGAATGGCGGCCCACGGCCACCGGCGATGGGCGCACCGCCGGCTTCCACCTGTCGGCTCTCTATTCCCCCTGGGAAACCTGGGCCGAGATCGCCCAGGAACATGGCCGCGTCAAATCCGACCCGCCCCGATTGCAGGTGTGGGTCAACACCAAGCTGGGCGAGTCCTGGGAGGACCAGGCCGGCGACACAGTGCCCGCCGATCCGCTGATGGCCCGGCGCGAGGATTGGGGCGACCGCCTGCCCGAGGCTGCTGCCATGCTGACGGCGGGCGTCGATGTCCAGGGCGACCGGCTGGAGGTGCAGGTGATCGGCTGGGGCGCCGACGAGGAAGCCTGGGTGGTCGATTATCGCGTGCTGTGGGGCGATCCGTCCGGCCCGCGCGTCTGGGCCGATCTCGATTCTTACCTCGCCACCACCTTCGCCCACCCCAAATCCGTCGCCGACATGCCCATCCGCGCCGCCTGCATCGACACCGGCGGCCACCACACCAAGGCGGCCTACGAATTCTGCCGCACCCGGCTGGCGCGGCGCATCTGGGCGATCAAGGGCCGTGGCGGCGCCGCCATCCCGGTGTGGCCCCGCCGCCCCACCCGCGTGCGCGGCAAGGTGCCGCTGTTCATCGTCGGCGTCGATGCGGTCAAGGACGCCCTCTACGCCCGGCTGCGCCTGACCGAGCCCGGCCCCGGCGCCGTCCATTTCCCGCGCCGGATGGACGCCGACTATTTCCGCCAGCTCACCGCCGAGCGGGTGGTCACCCGGTTCGACCGGGGCCGCCCGATCCGCTCGTGGCAGCCGAAGCGGGACGGCGAGCGCAACGAGGCGCTGGACACCTTCGTCTACGCCACCGCCGCACTGCATGGTCTGGTCGCCATGGGGCTGCGGCTGAACGACGAGGCGGTGGCGATAGCGGTGCTGCCAACGCGGGGAGCGCCGGTCACGGCGAACTCGGCTTCCACCGCCCGCCCGGCACTGGCGCCAATCCGCTCGCGGTGGATGGGGTAATAGACTGGATCGTCATTGGCAATCCTTGCCAACCGCGTTATGCTTCCGGGATCGAAGGGAGATTCACCATGCCCACGCGAAACGTCAATCTGACCGACGACCAGGACGCCTTCGTCGAAAGAATGGTCAAGGCCGGCAAATACCAGAATGCCAGCGAGGCCATGCGCGACGCCGTGCGCGGATTGCAGCAGCGCTGGAAAGAGGATGAACTGAAGCTCACGGTGCTACGGGAACAGATCAAGGCAGGTGCTGAGGCCCTGGATCGCGGCGACTTCACCGAGGTGGATGACGCCGACCTCGACGCGACTCTCGACAAGCTGGCATCCAATTAGGCGCGGCCCTTGATGGCACGTTATCGTCTTTCCGGCCCCGCGAAGGCGGATATCTCCTCCATCCTGCGCACGAGCGAGACGCAACATGGCACGGAAGCGCGCATCCGCTATCGCGGACTGCTGACGGCGGCGATGCGCCGCATCGCAGCGGCCCCACAAGGGCGATTGACCTTGGAGCGGGGCGACCTTCTCGCCGGATTGCGCAGCCTGCATATCCGCCACAGCCGCAACGAGAGCCGCGAGGCACCGGTCGGCGACCCCGTGCATGTCATCTTCTACCGCGTCGTCGAGCCCGAACTCGTCGAGATCGTGCGCGTGCTGCATGACCGGATGGAACCAAGTCGGCATATGTCGAAAGAAGCGGAAGACGACGCATGAAAAAACCATCCCCCACGAACTCGCGGGCTGAACAGCCATCCGCCGATGAACTGATCAAGTCGAAGAAGCGCGTCGCCGACCACGGCGAGGTGTTCACGCCCGCCTGGCTGGTGGACGCCATGCTAACCCTCGTCAAGGACGAGGCCGACAGGATCGACTCGCGCTTTCTGGAGCCCGCCTGTGGCAGCGGAAATTTCCTGATCCGGGTTCTTCAACGGAAGCTGGCCGCCGTCGAAGTGAAGTTCGGCAAGTCCGAGTTCGAAAGGCGCCACTACGCCCTTCTCGCGTTGATGTGCGCCTACGGAATCGAGTTGCTGGCCGACAACATCGCCGAGTGCAGGGCGAACATGCTCGAGGTTCTGGCCGAGTACCTCGACATCGGCGAGGCCGACGAATTTTACCACGCAGCCTCGTTCGTCCTTTCGCGGAACCTCGTCCATGGTGACGCCCTGACGATGCGAACGCAGGACGGGGCGCCGATCACGTTTGCCGAATGGGCCTATATCGGGAAGGGCAAGTTCCAGCGCCGCGATTTCCGCCTGGACGTTCTCACAGGGTCCTCGGCCTTTAGCGCGGAGGGTTCGCTGTTCGCGCATCTGGGCAAGCACGAGATCTTCACTCCTACCAAGACCTACCCGCCGATGACGGTGCGTGACCTCGCGTCTGCCGATGGCGGGACACCGAAGGAGGCCGCATGAGCATAGAGACTGGCTTCACCCAGGCTAGCTTTGCCTTGCGCAGCCGCAATCCGGACGTGTTGACCTGCATCGCGAACCTGTCGAACGACGAGGTCTTCACGCCACCCGAATTCGCCAACCGCATGCTCGACACGCTGGCCGAGGCGTGGGCGACCGGCCATGACGGCGCGAATATCTGGACCGACAAGACGGTGACGTTCCTCGATCCCTTCACCAAATCGGGCGTGTTCCTGCGGGAGATCACCAGCCGCCTGACCGCGGGGCTGGCGGCCGAAATTCCCCATCTTCGGGAACGCGTTGATCATATCTTGACCAAGCAGGTCTTCGGCATCGGCATCACCCAGTTGACCAGCCTGCTGGCGCGGCGCAGCCTCTATTGCTCAAAACACGCGAATGGCGAACATTCGATTGCCATGAGTTTTGAGAGTGACGCCGGCAACATTTGGTTCGAGCGCACCGAACATACGTGGATTGACGGCAAATGCAAGTATTGCGGCGCCAGCCAAACATCGCTCGACCGCGGCGAGGGGTTCGAAACCCATGCTTACTCATTTATTCATACCGACAACATCAAGACTCGGATCGCCGAGCTATTTGGAGGCAACATGCATTTCGACGTGATCATTGGCAACCCGCCATATCAGTTAGAGACTGATGGACACGGCAAGCAAGCGCGCCCCATTTATCACCAGTTCGTCCAACAGGCTAAAGCTCTCGAACCGCGCTATCTCTCGATGATTATTCCCGCGCGCTGGTTTTCTGGCGGCATGGGATTAGATGAGTTCCGCGAGAGTATGCTTTCCGACAACCGATTGCGCGAAATCAATGACTATCTTACCGCTTCGGATGTATTCCCTGGTGTTGGACTGAAGGGAGGTGTGTGCTACTTCCTTTGGGATAGGGACAACCCTGGGGAGTGCCGCGTCACCACGCGGTTCAAGGATTGGCCCGCCTCCACCGCCATACGTCCGTTACTTGAAGAAGGCGCTGATGTTTTCATCCGCTTCAATGAAGGGCTGTCGATTCTCAAGAAGGTCGTAGCTGTTGAGACTGGGAAATCCCAGTCCCTTTCGCTCCCGGAAAGCAAACGATTCGACCGACTGGTCAGTTCAATCGGCGCCTTTGGCCTTGAAAGTACATTCAAGGGTAAAGAAAAGAAATCTGCCGATGATGACCTGAAGGTCTATCGAAATGGCGGCATTGGATTTATCGCAAGATCAAAGGTGTTGAAAGAACGAAACGTTTTCGATAACTGGAAAATATTCATTGGCCGTGCCGCCCCAGGCACTGGAAACAAAGATACATACCCCCACCGCATCATCAGCACCCCCTTCATCGGTGAGCCGGGCAGCATTTCATCGTGGACGTATATGTATATCGGTCCGTTCAATTCGAAGAACGAAGCCGAAAGTGCTTTGTCGTATCTAACTTGCAGGCTGACGCGTTTTTTGATTCTGCTGCACAAGCCCTCGCAGGACACGACGCGCAAGGTCTATACATTCGTTCCCAAGCAAGATTGGGAAAATAAATGGACAGATGCGGACCTTTATAAAAAATACGCCCTTACCGCTGAGGAAATAGCGTTCATTGAAAAAATCGTTCGCCCGATGGATTTGACCAGCGACTTGTTCGGTGACGTCTCCGTGGATGATGGCGACGATGAATAAGCCCGCTATCGATGAAATCCTCGCCCCGAAGCCGGAGGCGCGGCCGCGTATCTACGCCTATTCGATTGACGACAAGGCGCATTCTGGCCTTCTCAAGGTCGGCCAAACGACGCGGGACGTGAAGCGGCGCGTGGCCGAACAGTTGAAAACCGCTGCGATCAAGAACTATCGCATCGAGCTGGACGAACCCGCCGAGCGGGACGATGGCAGCGTCTTCTCCGATCACGAGGTGCGCGCGGCGCTTGCCCGGAAAGGTTTCCCCAACAGCGAACTGGAATGGATGCGCTGTGCGGTCGCGGACGTGAAGACCGTCCTGACCGAGTTGCGAACCGGCCAGAAGCTGAGTGGCGCGCATCACCAGACCTTCCCGATGCGTCAGGAGCAGGCCGAGGCGGTGCAGGTAACGCATGCCTACTTCCTGTCACGCTGGGCGGAGGACATGCACGCGGTTCCGCGCTTCCTGTGGAACGCGAAGATGCGCTTCGGCAAGACCTTCACCACCTATCAGCTGGCGCGGAAGCTCGGCGCCAAGCGCGTTCTGGTCGTGACCTTCAAGCCTGCCGTCGAGGATGCTTGGCAGACCGATCTCGAAAGCCACGCGGATTTCAACGGCTGGCAATACCTGTCGAAGTCCTCCGGCGGCGACCCGACCCAGATCGACCGTTCCAAGCCCGTCGTCTATTTCGGCTCCTTCCAGGACCTTCTGGGCCGCGATTCGGCAGGCAGCATCAAGGCCAAAAACGAACATATTCATACTGAGAATTGGGACCTTGTCGTCTTCGACGAATACCATTTCGGGGCTTGGCGTGAGACCGCGAAGGAATTGTTCGCAGGGGAAGAAGAGGAAATATCACGCGAGGAGGAGCGTCTAGGGGATACGAAAAAGCTGAAGGATCGAATTGCTGATCTGCAACAGTCCCTGGAGCCCGAGACCGAATTCCTGCCGATCACCACGCGGGCCTACCTCTATCTCTCTGGTACGCCGTTCAAGGCACTGGCCACGGGTGAATTTATCGAGGAGCAGATATTCAACTGGACCTACACCGACGAGCAACGTGCCAAAGCAGACTTCGCGACGAAGCACCCCGGAAAATGGAACCCCTATGGCGCGCTGCCGCAGATGCGCCTGCTCACCTATCAAATGCCCGATGAACTGGTCGCGGTGGCGAGCGCCGGGGAGTTCGACGAGTTCGATCTCAACGAATTCTTTGCGGCAACCGGGACCGGCAAGGGTGCGCAATTCAAGCACAAGACCGACGTGCAGAAGTGGCTGGACATCATTCGTGGCCAGTATGCGCCGAAAGCTGTGGAAAGCCTCAAGATGGGGACCAGGCCGCCTTTTCCTTATTCCGACGTGCGCCTGCTGCCCTACCTTCAGCACTCCTTCTGGTTTCTGCCCAACGTGGCGGCATGCCACGCCATGGCGAATCTGCTGGCCGAGAAACACAACACATTCTGGCGCGAGTACGATGTCATCAGCGCGGCCGGCGCGGCGGCGGGAATCGGGCTGGAGGCACTACCGCCGGTACGGAAGGCCATTGGCAGTGGGTTCGAGACCAAGACCATCACGCTGTCGTGCGGCAAGCTCACGACCGGCGTGACCGTGCCGCAATGGTCATCTATCCTGATGCTGAGAAACCTGAAGTCGCCCGAGACCTATTTCCAGGCCGCGTTCCGCGTGCAGTCGCCGTGGTCCATCAAGAACCCGAATGGCGACAATCCGAACGAGGAAGAAATCCTCAAGCCCGTCTGCTTCGTGTTCGATTTTGCGCCCACGCGCGCGCTGCGGCAACTTTCCGAATACGGTATCGGGCTTTCGCCCAACGAGCCGAACCCGGAAAATGCCGTCAAGGACCTCGTGTCGTTCCTGCCGGTGTTGGCCTATGACGGCGCGAACATGACGCAGATCGATGCGGGCGGCATTCTCGACATCGCCATGGCGGGCACATCCGCCACCCTGCTTGCCCGCAAGTGGGAAAGCGCGCTGCTCGTGAACGTGGACAACGACACGCTGCGCCGCATCATGGATAACCCCGAGGCCATGGCGGCGGTGGAGCGCATCGAAGGATGGCGCGCGCTGGGCGACAACATTATCGAGACCATCATCAACAAGAGCGAGAAGGTCAAAGACCTCAAGAAGAAGGCCAAAACCGGCGATTTGAGCGACAAGGAGAAACGGGAACTCACGGACGAGGAGAAGGAGTACAAGTCCAAGCGAAAGCTCGTCCAGGAGAAGCTGATCAAGTTCGCGACGCGCATCCCGGCATTCATGTACCTGACCGACTTCCGCGAGAACACGCTTCAGGATGTGATCACAAAACTGGAACCTGACTTGTTCCTCGCCGTCACCGGCCTGACCGTGAAGGACTTTCACTTGCTGGTGCGACTGAAGGTGTTCAACACCGAACAGATGAATCAGGCGGTCTTCGCGTTCCGCCGCTATGAGGATGCATCCCTGCGGTATACCGGCATCGAAAGCCACGAAGGCCTGACCCATTACGGGCTCTACGACACCGTGGTGGCGAGGGAGTGATCTTTTTGGCCTCTGCGAAAAGCCCCAGTTCCTCGCCAATCTTTCCCAAACTCTCCGAATAGCCAGGGAATCCGCCGCCTCCGATAATCGGGGGCATGTGGAAATCCCTTCTCCGCGCCGTTGGCCTCGACCGCCGCCGCTCGTTTGACGCGGCCGGCGGTGGTCGCCGTTGGGACGGCGCCCGCACCGTGGACGGCCTCAACTCCTCGATCCAGGCCGGCGCCACCACGGCGGCGCGCCGCGCTGGCTGGTACGCCCGCAACAATCCCTGGGTGTCGGCGGCGGTGCAGTCGCTGGCCGCCAACGCGGTGGGGGCCGGCATCAAGCCGCGCTCGCGCCATCCCGACGCCAAGATCCGCGACACCCTGCATTCCCTGTGGGACCGCTGGACGGATCGGGCCGATGCCGCCGGCCTCACCGATTTCTATGGCCTCCAGGCCCTGGCCTTCCGCGCCATGGTCGAGAGCGGCGAAAGCTTCGCCCGCCTGCGCGTCGCCGAGGATGTGTCCCCGCTGCCGCTCGCCATCGACCTGCTCGACCGCGAGCAGGTGCCGCTGGACCTGCACCGCGACATCGGCGGCGGCGCCCGCATCCGGGCCGGCATCGAGTTCGACGCCAATGGCCGCCGCGTCGCCTTTCACTGCTATGCCCATCGCCCCGGCGATGCCCTGGCGCCGCTGTCGCTGGACACCGTGCGCCTGCCGGCCGGCGACGTGGCCCATCTGTTCCAGCCGCTGGCGCCGGGGCAGGTGCGCGGCATCACCTGGCTGGCCCCGGTGCTGCTGCGCGTCCACGAACTCGACCAGTACGAGGACGCGGCGCTGGTCAAGGCCAAGGTCGCCGCCCTGTTCACCGGCTTCATCCGCGATCCCGACGGCACGGTGGCCGGCTTCAACGACGGCAGCGGCGTCGGCGGTGTCCTCCAGGTGGGCATGGAACCGGGCAGCCTGATTCCGCTGCCGCCCGGCGCCGACATCCAGTTTTCCGACCCGGCCGATCCCGGCGATTACGGTGCCTATACCAAGACCCACATCCGAGCCATCGCCAGCGGCCTCGGGCTTCCCTACGAACTGGTCTCGGGCGACCTGGAGGGCGTCACCTATTCCAGCATCCGCGCCGGACTGGTGGAATTCCGCCGCCGCATCGAGCAGGTCCAGCACTCGGTGCTGGTGCATCAGTTCTGCCGCCCGGTGTGGGAGCGGTTCGTCCGCCTCGCCGTGCTGGCTGGCCATCTGCCCGCCGCCGGATTCGACCGCGATCCGTCCGCCTTCCTCGCCTGCGACTGGCTGCCGCCGAAATGGGACTGGGTCGATCCGCTGAAGGATGCGCGGGCTGAGATCGAGCAGATCAACGCCGGTCTCAAGAGCCGAGGCATGAGCATCGCCGAACGCGGCTACGACGCCGAGGACGTGGACGCCGCCATCGCCGCCGACCGCGAGCGGGAGAAGCGCCTCGGCCTGAATATGGAGGCAGCGCCCAATGCCTGACCTGATCACCCGTCGCGCCCCCCTGGCCCCGGCCAGCATCGACGCCCAGGCCCGCACCGTCGAGGTGGTGTGGAGCACCGGGGCCGGTGTCCGCCGCCGCGACCTCTCCGGCCCCTACGAGGAGCGGCTGTCGCTGGCCCCCGATTCGGTGGACCTGTCGCGGCTGATCGGCGCCTCGGTCCTGGATGCTCACCGCCAGGACGCGGTGCGCGACGTGCTGGGCACCGTGCGCGAGGCATCCGTCGATGGAAGCCAGGGTGTTGCCCTGGTGCAGTTCTCGGCCCGCCCCGAGGTGGAACCGGTTTGGCAGGACGTGGTGAGCGGCATCCTGCGCCACATCTCGGTCGGCTACACCGTCGAGCAATGGGCCGAGAGCCTGGACAAAGGCGTCCGGGTACTGACCGCCACCCGCTGGACGCCCATCGAAATTTCCCTGGTCCCGACGCCGGCCGATCCCGGCGCCCACATCCGCATGGAGGAGAGAATGCCCGAAGCCGCAACCACCATCCCCGAAGGCGATGGAGTCCACACCCGCGCCGCCATCAATGCCGAAATCCGCTCCGTCGCCCGCGTTGCTGGGCTGGGGCAAGATTTCGTCGATGGCCTGATCGACCGTGACGCCAGCGCCGACGAGGCCCGCCGCGCCGCCTTCGCCGAACTGGCCCAGCGCAGCAGCCCGACGATCCGCACCGAGCAGCCCCGCGTCGAGCACGTCGCCAGCCATGACGATCCCGACGCCCGCGCCCGCCAGATGGGCGAGGCGCTCTATGCCCGCATCAATCCGGCCCATACCTTGTCGGAACCGGCGCGCCGCTACGCCTATTCCACCTGCGCCGAGATGGCCCGTGAACTGCTCACCCTGCGCGGCCACGCCGTCACCGGCCTGTCGCCCGCCACCATCGTGACGCGGGCGCTGCACACCACCAGCGATTTCGGCATCATCCTGGGCGACACGGTGGGGCGCACCCTGCGCGCCGCCTATCAGGCCGCGCCCTCGGGCATCCGCCAGTTGGGCCGCCAGACCACGGCGCGGGACTTCCGCGCCGTCAACAAGATCATGCTGGGCGAGGCGCCCTTGCTGGAAAAGCTGGGCGAGCACGGCGAGATCAAGGCCGGCACCATGGCCGAGGCCCGCGAGGCGTACAAGATCGAGACCTGGGCGCGCAAGATCGGCATCACCCGCCAGGTGATCGTCAACGACGACCTCGGCGCCTTCTCCGACCTTGCGCGGCGCATGGGTCAGGGGGCGGCGGAGACCGAGGCCCGCGTGCTGGTGGACCTGGTGGAGGCCAATTCCGGCAATGGGCCGAAGCTGTCCGATGGCAAGCCGCTGTTCCATGCCGACCATGGCAACAAGGCTGGATCGGGCGCGGTGATCTCCGACACCACCCTGTCGGCGGCCCGGCTCAGCTTGCGTACCCAGAAGGGTATCGAAGATCGCATCATCCGGGTGACGCCCAAATACCTGCTGGTGCCGCCAACGCTGGAGACCGAGGCCGAACGCTGGCTGTCCTCGGTGGCGGCGGCCAAGGCGGCCGACGTCAATCCCTTCGCCGGCTCGCTGACCATGGTGGTCGAGCCGCGCCTGTCCTCTGCCTCCCGGTGGTACGTCACCGCCGACCCGGCCGAGATCGACGGCCTGGAATTCGCCTATCTGGCCGGCGGCGAAGGCCCGCAGGTGGAATCGAAATCGGGCTGGGACGTGGACGGCGTCGAGATCCGGGTGATCCTCGACTTCGGCGCCGGCTTCGTCGATCACCGCGGCTGGTACGCCAATGTGGGGGCCGCGTGATGGCCGCCCCCGACCAGCTGCTGGCCTGGCGGGAAGCGCTGCTGCGCGCCCGCTATGCCGGCACCCGCACGGTGGAATGCGACGGGCGCAAGGTCGAGTACCGCTCGGACTCCGAGATGGCCTCGGCCCTGGCCGATCTCGAGCGCCGCCTCGGCACCAGCACCCGCGTCACCCAGGTGCGGATCAATTCCAGCAAGGGAGTATGAGAGCATGAAGAACTTCATCCAGTCCGGCCATATGATCACCGTGCCGGCCCCGCCCGGCGGCATCGCCTCGGGCCAGGGCATGATCGTCGGTGGGCTGTTCGGCATTGCCGCCACCACGGCATCGGAAGGCAGCACCGTCGAGATCGCCACCACCGGCGTCTACGACCTGCCGAAAGCCCCGGCGACCGTGCTGGCGCTGGGCGACCGGGTGGCGTGGGACGATGCAGCCAAGGTCATCGCCCCGCCCGCGACCGGACTGTATCCGGTCGGGATCGCCGTCACCACCGCTGGCAATGGCGTCAGCACCGTGCGGGTGCGGCTGGACGGGGTGGCGACGGTCGCTGCGTAA